TATGAAGAATATGGATGCCGCAATCTATAAAATATTTGAGAAACGGGTATGGGATGCGAACATTTGTACAACATCCAATTGTAAAGTTAAGTTTCAAGGGGAAGTCCTCCCCAAGACTTCTTTTGAGGCGTATGCCAAGATGCATGAAGGTGTGACAAATGTATGTTCCGTAACAACTGATCGTTGGTCGGCGTGTATTGGCCCGTCGGAGAATGGCCTTGAACAAGTGTCTTTTGTGAATGGTATATCTACAACGAAGGGTGGAACACATGTGGATCATGTAGCATCTTACATTGCGTCAGGTATCATCGATGAGATGGCAAAGAAAATCAAGTTGAAACCTCAACAGGTGAAGAACACTTTCAACATCTTTGTGAGGGCAACCCTTGAGAATCCAACCTTCTCAAGCCAGGTCAAATCGGAATGTACCTCAAAAGTACAAGACTTTGGGAGTAGGTTTGAACCACCCAAAAACTTTGTGAAGAATGCCCTAAAGACTGGTATTCAAGACGAACTCACAGCACTCTCAAAGTTTAAGGAGATGAGGGAACTAAAGAAGACCGACGGCACCCGCAAGTCCAAAATTACAGGTATTCCCAAGTTGGATGATGCGAATAAGGCGGGTACGGCGCAATCTGGAAAGTGTACTCTCATTGTTACAGAGGGTGATTCGGCAAAGACCCTCGCGGTCGCTGGTCTTTCGGTCGTTGGGAGGGATCATTATGGGGTGTTCCCTCTCCGCGGAAAATGTAAGAATGTTCGCGACGCTTCTGTAGCACAGCTCACATCAAACCAAGAGTTCAATGATCTCAAAAAGATTTTGGGTCTTCAACAAGGCAGGGATTATCAAGATGTTTCCGAACTTCGTTATGGCCGTCTTATGATCATGACAGATGCTGATAATGACGGGTCGCATATCAAGGGTCTGATTCTCAATATGATTCATTACTTTTGGCCATCGCTTCTCAAACTGGGATTTGTTGTGTCTATGGTGACACCAATCATCAAAGCATCTAAGGGTGGTCAGTCAAAGTCATTCTATACAGACTCCTCTTTCAGGGAATGGTACGGTAACGGACAACCCGGTTGGAAAATCAAATACTACAAGGGTCTTGGTACATCAACCTCCGCCGAGGCTCGGGAGTATTTCAAGAAGATTCGGGATTTGACGGTAAAGTTTGACATGGATATTATGACGGATAAGTCTGTAATTCTCGCCTTTGACAAGAAGAAGGCTGATGATAGAAAGTCCTGGCTTTTGGAGAGTACAGCAAAGCACCCCAAAGAGTTGGAAGTTCCCTACGGGTCTATCAAAAACCTGAGTATTACCCACTTTGTCCGGAAAGACCTGGTCAATTTCAGTCTGGCCGACCTGAAGCGATCCATTGCTCATATGGCAGATGGTCTCAAACCCTCACAAAGGAAAGTAATGTACGCCTGCTTTCATAAGAATCTCAGAGATGAAATGAAAGTGGCGCAATTGGCTGCGTATGTTGCGGAAAAGTCTGCGTATCACCATGGCGAGGTATCCCTCGCGGATACGATTGTCAAATTGGCAAATGATTATACCGGTTCAAATAATATCAATCTTCTTGAACCTTGTGGTCAGTTTGGTACTCGTCTTATGGGTGGCAAAGATGCGTCACAAACGAGGTATATTTTCACAAGATTGACCAAAGAGGCTCGTAAAATCTTTGATCCACGGGATGATCCCATACTTAATTACCTCGATGACGATGGGAGATCTATTGAACCAGACTTCTATATGCCAACTCTCCCAATGGTGCTTATAAACGGCACAGAGGGTATCGGTACGGGTTTTAGTTGCTATGTCCCACCATTTAACCCCAGTGATATCAAGAAGAATATCCAAAGGGCATTGGATGGACATGCATTCAAGGATATGAGTCCGTGGTTCAGAGGTTTTAAGGGTAAAATTTTCAGGGAAGATGGTACCTGGATCACCGAAGGTGTGTGGAGAGATACTGGGTCGCGTCTCAAAATTACAGAACTTCCACCGGGGCGCTGGACTCAAGATTACAAGGAATACCTAGAAACCCTTGTAGATAAGAAGGTCATTTCGGGTTTCACAAATAATTCAACAACGGAAGATGTTGACTTTGAAATTATGGGATACAGAGGTAAAGATGTTTTAAAAGATCTCAAGTTGCGAAAGAGTTTTCATACCTCAAATATGCATCTTTTTCATCCAATCAAGGGTATATACAAGTACTCAAGTCCCGAAGAAATCCTAAAAGACTTTGTGGATCTCCGCATTGAACACTACAAGAAGAGAAGAGAACATCTTATCAAGGTACTTGAAGTTAGGTCAAAGATGTGTGGGTACAAATCAAGATTCGTGACAATGGTTATCGAGGGACAAATCATTGTATTCAAGAGAAAAAAGGATGACCTTGAGAGACAATTGGGTGGTATCTTTCCTAAAATCAATGGCACGCACGACTATCTCCTCAATATCAAGACTGTCCAATATACGGAAGAATGTGTGCGAGAACTTCTCAGAGAATCGAAACAAGCGAGGGAAGAACTTGAAATCATGAAAAATACCTCACACATTGATATGTGGAAAATGGATATTAAAAATATGTAGGCAATAGATAGATATGGGTGAAGCTGCGAAAATTTCGCTTAAGGCTATTGGGAAGCAAGACACCTACTTGCTTTCCAAAGATCCAGACGAGTCATTCTTTAATTATACAGAAAATAAAAGGCACACAGATTTCAGAAAATATCATCGAAGTAAGCGCGTGTTAAATCCTGGTCAGGTACAAAATTGGCCATTTGCCCAGACAGTAAAAGTTCAGTTTGAGCCCAAAAATATGGGGGATCTCTTGAGTAATATGTACTTGAGTATAACAATGCCTGCATTAAATACAAATACAAGTGAAAATTACGCGGATCAATTGGGGAGGCATATTCTTAAAAGCGTGACAATGTTTGTTGACGACATTGAGGTTGAGAAAATTCATGATGATTGGGGGATTATCTACGACGAGCTTTATCTGGAAATGTCGGAAAAGGTAGCAAATAGATTTCTTGTAAATAGAAACCTTGGTTTTGATGCTTCAGAATCTTTACCTAACTATGCAAAGTTTGAATCGGATCTTGTGATACCATTACAATTCTTCTTTACGAGAAAATATTCGTCTGATGAATATAGTTCAAACAGCCCAAACAGACCATATTTTCCTTTATGTGCCATATACAAACAAAAGATCGAGTTTGCGTTTGAATTTCACAAGCAAACGTTTTTTACGGACACGTCAAAAACACTTGAACTACCATTTTTAGATATCATCACAGAAGAAATCACTGTTACCGGTGACGAGCGAATTTATATGATGAAGGAAAGGCAGACAATTATTACAGACTTTGTTCGTAAACATCCAACTACTGAAAGTGATGAAGGTAAAAGTACAATACGAAATAATCTCGTACCAAATATTCCAGTTAAATGCATCCACTGGTTTTTAAGAAATACAAAGTTTGAGGACGAGGACGTTTCAACGGGTAATCCGATTCCATCTGAAGATGGTGAATATTTGATACACAATCGGTTCAACTTTTCTTCGAATGTAAACTTTGACCAAACGTATACGTTTTTCTCACCGGTAATGAAGTCTGGGAGCTTCTACATCAATGGTAATAAAATGCCAAATGTTTCAAGCACGGGTCACAACTATTACAAATATCTCATTCCATCTCAAAAAAGATTATCGAGGCCCATTAGGAATATATACACTTATAGTTTCTCGATGAATCCGGTGAATGTGGAGCCATCGGGGAATTTGGATTTCAGTGGTATACAATCTGATAAAACGGCGATAGAAGTTGAGTTGGATACATCTCTTGTAAATATAAACCAAGATAAATATACATTACATATGTACTACACCGGATATCAAACAATGGTATTTGACAAAGGGTTTATGTCGTTTGCTTACTAAATAAGTCAACTTTATTCTCTTTGATATAATCGATAATGTTGTTTTTGATACACCATTTGATGAAATTTAATTGCGCCAAAGTCGTTTGAATTTCATGAGATGACCCGGGTATGGCATAAGAAAACTTCTCGGATCGGCAAAAGGGGTCAAATAGTTTTTTACTATACCCGTCAAGACTTGATTTATATGCACAATGTACAGTGAAAAGTTTGCCGTCACTTGTCGTGTAAGATGTATGATTCTTTTTGGAATAATTTGTAATAAACCACTCCAAATTCCGCAAGGAAATGCCACTCGTTTTATCTAAAATTGTCAGTAGTTTGGTTCTATTCTTTTCATTGGTATAAAAATTGTTTATGGAAGTTAGTAGAATATCACTCTTGTTCATTAATAAATGATGGGATTCAAATCTATAAGCTCCTTCGAAGATTCACACCCTGGACATCCCTTTACAAACATCTGTTCCGGGCCATGGTTATGTAGGTTAGAACTTGACATTACACGTGGACATATCCGTTCACCCTGAGTTTTGTGATGACGACAATAGCCATTGAAAAGAGCCCTAAAAGTACAACGTTGACCGTTCGACTTTGTCCCTTTACATATCGTACTCACAAATGAACTGGGTATATCTTTCAGCAGATGTTCCAATGGTATCGCATGCTTTTTTGAAATTTTTACGGCATATTCATTGAGAATTGCATTGACTCTATCCTCCAGTTCCTCCTCGACAATCTTTGTAATTTTTTCATGTAGACTCATCCTTACCTTGTGATAGCTCATAGTTTTTAAATAGGTCTTCAACGGATCCTTGTTTTGCCAACCTCTCATCCTTAAGGCGTCCTCGCAATATCACCAGGGTTCCTGTGTCCTCGAGACCGAGACGCTGACATTCCGCAACGAGATCAGCCTTCTTCATAGTACTGAGGGCAGGCTCACGCTTTGGTTTTGGTGGTTTGTGTTTGTTAATAATCTCCCCAAATATTTCTTCCTTAACATTCTCATATAACGGATCGAGAAGATCACAGATTGGTTTCAAGAATTTGTTAAGAAAATAGTAATGATAGTCAATTGCTATGTTATTCTCCTCAACGTATTTTGGGTCTTCAGATTTTTCAAACGCCTTGGCTTTGGGGTTCTGGGTCTTCGTAATCAGGTATGGTACACGATCCCCCGACTGTGGTTCCGATCCAGGCTTTCTGTGGCGCATTTTATTAAAAACCTGAACATGAGATTGATTGATATCCTCACTTAAAAATCTTCCAGCTTTGTCGTCATATGCAGTTATAGATACACTCACACCGTTAACCTTGTAACTATCTGAAAGACCCTGACTCAACACAAGCTTATGATCGGGGACATCACCCGAAAGGAGTTCAATTGCCCTCTCTTTGGCCAATTCCATTGGTGGACCAGGGTTACTTGACGTGAGAACTA